CGAACTCACTCACGCTCTTCGTCTCACCGCACCTACTGCACGCTTTGACGGCTTCGTCGTTTCTGACGGATTCATTCATTTCATTCTCTTCTGTTAAGGGTTACATTGGCCCACTCCCATGGGCGTTAATTAGTTCCGAATCGCTTGTTCAGTAGGGCGACCGTGTCGTCTTCCGGATCGCCGATCGGTGCCGACTTCTTTCCGCCGGCCCTGTTGATATGTTGCTTGCCACGAGTCGCGAGCTTCTTCGAGAGCTTCGTCTTCTTCGCGGCTTCGATGTCATCGGAGAGCACGAGCTTGACGGCTACGTCAAACGCCTCCTTATTGGACGGCATCTTCTGGCCGGTCGCCCGATAGCCGGCCAGCATGACTGACATCTGCCGGGCTATCGAGTCCCGCTTGATGTACGTCGGACTCCCCTGAGCTTGATCGTTGTAACCGCCCTTGCCGAGGACAGTCTCGAACTCGTCACCGAGCCCCTCGACCTGCTTATCGAACCAGGCCACCGTATCGCTCGCCGCTCTTTCCTTGGAGTTACTCTCGGCTTGCTGCTGCCCGTCACGGACGCCGTCGATTTCAGCCTGCTGTTTCTCGATGATCGCCTTCATCTGCTCGAAGGCCTTCGCGACCTCAGGGTTGTACTCTTCCGGGTCGAGCGTCGGGAACTCCAGTTCCTTTTTTTCCTCGACGGCCTCGGGCTCCTCTACCACGAACGTATCGGTGATCGACGCGATTGTCGCGGAGAGTTCCTCGTCCGACTCATGCCGCATGGCTACTCTCGGCGGTACGCCGGCGCGAACTGCCGCGGCAACCAACTCGTCGCTCAGGGCGATCGGGTCGGGTCTAGCGGTTTGGTCTCCGCCAGAGAGCGACTCGTCTCCTTCATCTTCGTCGCCGCTACCCTCAACGACCTTGTCGCTTTCAATATCTCCAGTAACCTCACCAGCCTCTCCTTCTCCGTCGCCAGCTTCCGGAGCTTCAGCTTCAGCTTCAGCTTCAGCTTCTCCACTGACTTCATCGCTCATCTCCGGCTCGGGCGTGGAGGCTTCGACAGCCACAATGATTTCAGCCTGCATCTCTTCAGACAATGCCATGGTATCTCTCTCCTAAGAAAAGGAATTCCTGTGATGAAGATGCCGAGCCTTCAGGCACTTCGCCTGGTGAGTGGCATCTGTGTAGACTGGATTGCCGTCGCTACTCACTTCGCAATTGATCTTCGCGTCCCTGAAGAACTTACGAAGCTCTGGAGCCTGATTGGCGTTCACTCCCGACGCGATGCACTCGATCGGCCATCCGGCCGTTCCGCTTCGCCCTCCTTGTCTTTCGGCAACAAAGTCGCGATAGAAGACTCTGGGATCAAGTGGTGAGGAAGTCCCGATTTTCGCTGGGGCCTTACCCATTGGAAAAAGTTCCTCAATCGTCTCGCCGTCGTCCGACGTGAAGCAATAAAGTGGGATAGCGTACCCTCCTCGTGTAGCGAAAAACCCGCACCAACCTATATTATATCAGAATTAAGTTGATGCGGGTAGTTGTCTTTTCGCTACTAAGCCATCTTCGCGGCCTCAGAGGACTGCATACCCTTGCCTAGTAGCTGCTGCTGAATGACAGAAGACTGTCCTTCTCGTGTCATGCCACCCCTCTGCTGGGGTTGCGGCGGCCCAGTCGGGAGCTTCCCGGACGCCGGGGCACTCTCGACCTCGACCTGCTGTCCAGGTTCAAGAAACTGGACGATAGCGTTCAACTCTGGCATGTCCGAATACTTTGCGATGTGCTTCAGTAGAAGCTGAACGTCGATCGTGCCGCCTGCTTGTTGGATGAACGGGTGCAGCGGCATGATGACCGTGTTAATTAACTGAAGAAGCTTTTGCAGTTTAATCTGCGGGGAGTTCTCCTGCATGCGATAGACGTCGATTTTGATGCTGTATAAGTCGAAGTCGCCTCGCTTGTCCTCCGGCCCGAACCTCGACGTGACAGTCAGGTCAGTGTTCGGAATTTCCTTCTGAAGCATTCGCACGCGGATCGGATCATGCCACTCGTAGTACGCCAGTGCGCGCATGACTTCCTGAGTAGCATCGGCAGTCAGGTCGCTCATGTCCTCGACCTGGGCATTCGCCGACTGCGACATCAGTTGGTCCTGCCCGACCGTCTCGGACATCGCACCGAGCCCACCGAGGCTATCGTAGTTGCCACCAAAGTAAGACGAGAGGTCGCGGACCTGGAGATAGAACGCGAGTGTCTTCTCCTTGATGCCGCCAGCAGTCAGCGTCTCCGGTTTCGAGCCAGGGTACGTGATGCCGTCGCCGTCCGAAGCATTCTTAAAGGCCTCGATCGCGTCTACGTCATCGCCCTGGAAACCAAGGACAGACTTCTCGCTGTCGCCTTGATTACCAAGCTTACGGAATAGGCGGTTACCGAGATCGTGAAGGTCACGCCAGATCTGCACTGGCGCGAGCGGAAGCAGGTTGCCAGGAACCTCCCCGAATCCGAGCTTCGGGAACGGCCCTCCATCAGGCCCGTCCCAGTCGATGATGTTCAGCACTACACCATCCCTTGCGGTCATGGTGACGAGGATCTTCTCCTCCGGAAGCCAGACATCGCGAAGGTTCACGCGATCCTTGAACACTTGGGCGGAACCGCCCTCGGCAATCCCCTCGGCCCTCACCTCGCCATTGATCCCGATCGCCGTAGGCTCGTCTGCATGCAGCTTGTCCCTGGCCTTCTTATCCACCCATTCAGATTCCATCAGGGCTTCGTAATTCATCCAGTAGTCGTGTCCCTCGTACTGGATCTGGTCGTACGACTTCGCGGACATGTCGACGAAATAATCATCGAGCGTAACAATGTCGACGAATGGCGAGCCGTACGGATGACCGAGGTGGTTCCCGGTGGTGTGAATTCCGACCTTCAAGATCCCCATCGAGAACAGGGCCTCGATCACGAACTTGCGGAGCGTCGACTGCAACTTGATCTCGCGCGGAATTTCGTTTACCGCGTACTCCAGATTGATCGCGGTCGCCTTCAGTGGGTCAACCTTCGTGCTCATCATCACACGAGGGTTACGCGGCGTCAGCATTCGCCCGTAAATATCGACAGCCATCTTGAGATTGTTGACCGGAACTATCGTTGGGTCACCGTTCTTGTGATAGTGCGATCCGCAGAACGACCAGATTGCTTCGACGCGCTGTTTACGAGGGAACGCCATTTGCAAAGTTCCCCACTCAATCGCTGTCCGGAGTCTGTCTACTTGCTTGTCGCTGAGAAGAGGCATGCTGTTCCTTTCGAGTTAATGTGATCGCCAACCAGCCGATAGGCGGTCTTTCTTATTATATCGCTCTTCACGCTTTTTGTTTCGCCACGCAAGGCTGCCGTACGGAGTCTTCGGCTTATTCCCCTCATCAGACGGTAGCTTCTTCTCGCGTTCCGTCATGCCTTTCCACGCCAGCGCGTCAGCCATAGCACGGTCGCCATGGTTCGCCTTGGCTCCAGTCGGGTCGTCCTTCCGTGTCGAGCGAGAATGGACTATGCTCCCGTCCGGGGCATGGATGTATTCCAGGCACTCCTCTAATGCCTCCTTGGATCTATTGATTACCCCTCCGCTGTCCTTCTCGATTGCAATACGGTATGCACCCAGAATCGCAGCTTTGACCTCTTTGGTCTGAGCCACTCCAGGGATATCGGACACCTTCTTGGATAGTGCCTCCTCTCGCTTGCGGAGATAGACGTTGCTGTAGTGAAGATCTAACACCCGACTCCCGAATTGCCGGCCCGGACCTCCACTTTCCCATATCAGGTATGGCCTGTTGAACCACCGACAGATCGCCACAGCCTGCCTCGCGAAATCCTCCGGCCGTACGTTGGCGTTCGCGTACTCGAAGACCTTCTGCTGTGTTACGTTGTCCCAACCAGACAACGCTGAATTCGACGCCCCAGTGCCGGCAGAGACGTCCGCGCCGACAGTGTGCTTGTGTTCGATTGGCGGGTTCCCAGCACCGTCCAGCAGGATCCAGAGCTTCAGATGGCCCTGTTGGTCCTCACGAAAGCGAATGGGCTCTCCGGTGTCGTTGTCGTACTCAAGGTCGCCAACCATGAACGGCGGGCGAGCGTGCTCCCTGATCCGTCTATTGATGGTGTCCGGGCTGAAAAACTGGTACACAGAACCGAGGTAATCAATGTCGAGTTCCTGTGCAATATCCTTAGCACTAGCGGCACGCCGACATTGCCTGTCGTACCATGGACTACGCAGCTTACCGTCAAGGATGGGCTCGAACAGATCAGGCCACGAATCTCTACCGTTCGGATCGAGGATTTCGAGTAGCCCGTTCTCATCTGTCGTGTAGGTCCCTATCGACTTGTCTGGATGCACGGACCAATGCATGCGGATCTTGACAATATCCTTGCGATTTCTTACGTCGTAGAATGCGTTGTTGGTTCCCATCGGCGTCGAGTTGAAGATACGACAGTCCGTCGCGTCACGAGTGGCCCGCAGAATTCTCCAGCCCTGCTCGACTGCTGCGAACTCGTCGAGCACGATCGCCGTTCGGCGGTCGCCACGAGCGAAGTTGTCGTTGGTCGACTCGCCGTCAATCACGCTGCCGAGTTCAGGGTTCTCGATATGGAGCTTGCGTCGGTGCAGCTTCCTGTCGAACCCACGCGGCAGCAGCCACTTCGGGAGGTTGTGTAGTATGAAGTCGATCTTCCAGAACATCGACTTAGGGTTGCCCTGGTCATCGACATAGGCCTCGACGCGAGACCCAAGGAGAAATGATAGGTCCTTGTGGAACAGCCACGCCCATACAATGATGATGATACAAAGCCACGACGCCCCCATGTCGCGCGTCTTCTCGATGACAGCGTCCTCGAAGCCGAGGGCCCTCGCGAGGTCCATGATCGCTTCTTCCTGGAAGGGATACAGGAGAAACGGCACGCGAGAGAATGGCTTCGGCTTACCGGCAGAAGATGGCCGCGGGTCGTACGTGTAGCAGAAGGCGTTGATGAAGAAGATCGGGTCTTGCTTGCACGCCTCCTTGAGTGCCGCAATACGCTTCGGGTCTTCCATGACACTGGCGTGCATCCGGGCACGCCACTCCATATTTTCCCTGAGGCCTTTTGGAATTTGTCTGCTGAACCGATCAGTCGCCCGCATTAGCCTATCCGAACTTCAATCCCGGAGGTGTCTTTTGGTTGACCTGCCTCGGCGCGCGTGATAATGAACACTGAGTTCGTCATGTGATGAACGGTTTCCAACACAGCGGATAGATTCTTGATACAGTCAGCGTCGTCGATCACCACGCAATCGTAACGCGAACCGCGCATCTCCCGGCAGTCACCAGTCGCACCGCAGCCCCTGACTTTACAGCGAGCGAAACCATTGATAGTTTCGCTAATACTACATCTCGTCCTGTCCCAGCCGCCTGGAATATACATCCATTGCGGAAGGTGGTCCGTTAGGTAGTCGAGCTTACCGAAGAAAGAACTCGTTTCGCTAACGCAACGAAAATTGTCAACCCATCTTTCCATCTTGTAGACGACAAGCGTACTGGTGTTGTCGAAGAATAGCATCCTATGCAGCACCACGCATGCCGCGAGCCAACTGGCACCGACATTGCGTTCGAGCTTCCTGATCGTCAGATCATCCAAGCCGTACGAATCGCGCATTGCAATAAGTGCCCGCTTCTGCCGCTTCTCCAGCACCACCTCACGGCAAGTGTTCTTCTGCCGCGGATCATAGAAACGACAGAACGTCTCGACGAACCACTTAATGTTCTGCTTACACTTTTCTTCGATCGGCAATTTCTTCTTCATTTCTTCTTCTCTCTTCTAGGGTGGAAACGAACCTCAGATAGAACGTACGATAGCTTCAATGATCTCCCATAACGACTTCGGCTCCGTCGCTTCGACAGGCTCCACGGCGACTGGCGCCTTCCCCCAGTCGCCGTGCCTCGAATCGTCGCGTTCCCTGCACCTTCGGAGGTAACTGTCAGACAGCCAGGGCGTTATCTCAGCCGGGACTGAAAGTGTAAAATCAACGGCCCACATGCAGTCGTGACGCTTCGCCCACGCATACAGGTATCGAGTCGGCTCCATGATGTTGACGCGGTGCCCGTTCTGCATGCCCATCACG